CGGCGGGCCGGACCCGGCAAGCGTTAACCGCATCCTTGGCATAGGGAAGTAGCCATGGCCGAACCTGACCTGGCCGCACCGGCCGCTGCCCCGGCGATGCCGCCACCGGAGACGATCAAGGACTGGCTGGACAACAACCAGGATAAGGCCGGGACCGCCGACTATGTCACCATGAAGCAGGCGTTCGACGCCGCGGCGTCGCCGCCGGCCAATACCAGCGGCCCGCGGGTGCAGCCGGCAGTGGCGCCGACCCAGATCACCGTGACACCATCGGCGGCACAGTCCAACGCCGCGTTGCCCGGCCCGCGGGTCGGCAAAGACCCGCGGCTGATGGAACCAGTGGCGCCGAGCATCAACTACGGGGCGCCGATCGAGGAGGTCCGCACGGCGCTGGCCGGCGTGCAGAACGAGCCATCGCGGGCGGCGGGCTGGAATCGCTGGGCCGACTTCCAGGAACAGCAGCAACACGCGCAAGGCGGGTTGCTGCGCGGCGCCAACGACTGGATGCGCGCGGTCGCCCAGGGCGTGCCGGGCGGCGCCTGGGGCGACGAGGCCAATGCCGCGGTGCATTCGATACTGCCCGGGTTCGCCGGCGGTATGCCCTACGAGGAGAAGCTCGCGCTCGAGCGGGCGCGCAATCGTCGCTTCGCCTACGAGCATCCGGTCGGCAATGTCGCCGCCAACATCGGCGGCGCGGTCGCCTCGGCGCCGCTCACCACCATCCGCGGCGCCGGCGTGCTGGCCAACACCGGCATCGACACGGTGATCGCGGCGATCCAGGGCGCCGGCGGCGCCGACCAGAACCAGGACCGGCTCAAGGCCGGCGCGGTCGACGCCGGCATCACCGCGCCGCTGTCACTCGGGTTGAACACCCTGATCAAGAACCTCGGCCGCTACGGCATCACCTCCGACAACGTGGTCCGCGCCGCCGAGGCGCTCGGCATCGACCGGCTGATACCGGCCTTTGTCAAAGCCGCCAGCCCGGACATCCAGGCCGCCGGCCGGCGCACCGCGCAGACCTCACTGGACTCGCCGCTCAATCGATCCTGGACCGGCGCCCAAGACGCAGTCGAGCAGTCCGCCGCCGGCACCGCCAACCGCGCCGCCGGATCCACCGACGTGCAGCTGGCGCCACACACAGCCGGCACCACCGTCACCCCATCACTGGAGACCGCGATCGATGCCGCGCAAACCCAGAAGGGCGAACTGGCGCGCGAGAGCCGCGATCTGCTGCCGCCGGCGGTGCGCTACGACGTGCCGCAAATGCGCGAGGCCACCGAGCAGGTGATCGAGCGCCGTGCCGGCATGGGTGCGGAGAACCCGCAGGCCGGCTTGGGCGACCAGCTCGGCATGACCACGCGGCCGCCGCCGGATCCGATGCGCGGACCGTTTTCCCACTACGGCCCGGGCGGCTCGACCTGGGAGAACATGGCCGACCAGGCCACCGAAATCGGCCAACGGCTCGGCCTGCCGCCGACGATACCGCGGGCGGTCGACGACGCCCAGCTGGCGCAGATCTACGCCGGGCTGCGCGGCGACCAGCGCAGCATCATGCGGCGCGACGCCGGCCCGTGGGGCGAGGCGACGTTCACCCGCAACTTGGAGCAGTCGAGCAACCTGTCCGACGTGCAGCGGGCGATCTCCGACGCGATGAAAGATCGGCCGGAAGCGGTGGTCAACATGATCCATAGCGCTGCCACCGCGAAGGGCGCCGGCACCAATATCGATGCCCTCAACACAGTGATCGGCGCGCTGCCGGCGCAAGAGCGGGTCGCCTTGGGCGGCGGCGTGCTGGGCAAGATCGTCAACGACGCCGGCGGCTCGTCGGCGAAGATGGCCTCGGCCCTAGAGGCGATACCGGAAAGCGCCCGGGCGCTGCTGTTCCCGCCCGGCACCCGGCTCAGCAGAGACGTCGAGGCACTGCGCGAGGTGATGGGCCGGGTCGGCGAAGTCAACGCCCTGCAAAGCACCGGCTCCGCGGCGTCGCTCGGCCAGACCATGGCGATCGCCGGCAAGTATGGTGGGCTTGGTGTTGGCGCTGGCGCTGCGCTCTATGGCGCGCACCAGGCCGGCTACGGCGACGCGGCGGCGGCGATCGGCACTGGCGCCTTGGGCGCCAAATACGGCTTCAACCGCTTCGCCAAGCCGTACCTGCTCCAGCACGGCATCACCCCGGCGGTCCAGCAAGGCATGGACGCCGCCCGCGGCCTGCCGCGTGGCGTCGGCTCGCTCTATCAACCGCCACCCAGTGAGCCGCAGTAATGGCCTACATGGACGAAATGGCGCTCGAGCGCGAGAAGAGTAGGCAGTCTTTATTGGCCGGCAAGCAGCCATTGCTCGGCGCCGATACCACGACCGCGCTGCACGCGCTCGGCGTCAACCTCGGGATCGTGCCACCCGGCACGCCGCCGAGCCAGATGACCCAGCTATTAGCTGGGCTGCTCAAAGGCCCGAGCGCAAAAGACATTCGCGTCGACGAACAGAAGCCACTGCAAGTGCAGCCGTTGGTCGGCCAGGTCACCTCGTCGCTACAACGGACGAATCAAAGCGACGACAGCATCGGTGAAACCATCTCGGGCGGCTTCGGCGCGGCCAAGGACAAGGCCCTGCAACAGAAGCTGCAAGCGCAGCAGAAGGTGCAGCCGCCGACCCCGCCGCAGATGCCGGAGCGACCGCCCGGACCCGGATCCAACCGCGCCAGGCTCGGCTCCCGTGCCGAGCGATCGCCGGAAGGGCCGACCTACAAGGCGGATATCGCCTTCCTCAACGAGCGCGGCGGCCACAACAGCGTGCTGAAGGACGGCAAGATCGTATCCGTGCCGGTCGACGCGGCCGGCACCTACAAGACGGTCGATCCCGAACTGGCCGCGCGGCTGCGCGCCGCCGGCGAAGCTTACGAGAAAGCCAACCCCGGCAAGAAGGCCCAGTTCGGCGAGTTCTCCCGCGGCGAGGACGTGCAGAAGGTCTACCACGACAAGTACCTGGCCGACGGCAAGAGCATCGCCGCGCCGCCTGGCCGCTCCGGCCACCAGGTCGGGCGGTCCGGCGACCTGCCGGACAGCCATTTCAGGCAGTGGCTGAACGCCGGCAACAAGGATCAATTCGGACTGCACTTCCCGGTCAAGGGCGACGCGCCGCACGTCGAGGTCAACGGCAGCTTCAAGGGGCCGTCGTTCTCCAATCCGCCGGCCGCGTCCGCAACGCCGTCCGCACCGTCCGCAGCCGCGCCAGGAACCGCAGCAACATCAACGGCGTCGTCCGCAGCCGGCAGCACGGTGCTTGCGGAGCAGCGCAAGCCGATCGCCCAGTTCTTCGACGGCAACCCCCGCCTCAAGGAGCAGATGGCAGCGGCGGCCTGGACCGAAGACAACAACTCGCCGGAGGGCCGGATCGCCGTGCATGAGGCCGGCGCCAACCGGATCAATGCCGCGGGCCGGCCGGTCGGCGATATCATTGATCCGAAGTACTACGCGGCGATGAGCGACCCGGCGCAACGGTCCAAGTACGACGCCGCGCTGAAGCGGGTGCAGACCGATCCGCAGTTCAAAGCCATGCTCTATGCCGAGATGGATCAGGCCCACAAGCAAGGCACCAACTACTCAAACCTCGCAACGGACTTCGGCAGCGGCAACACCGCGGCGCAGTCCAAGACCAACTCCACCCACGTCGGCAAGGTCGGCGGCAACGACTTCTTCATCAAGGACAAGACCCCGGAGGTCCACGGCGCCGGCACCGTGGCAAATAACCAGAAGTGGCGGGCCTCGACCGAGGCCGCTATCAAGGGATCAAGCTCGCAGCCTGCTCCACAAGCTCCCGCCCAGCCCCCGCAAGCTGAAGCGAAGCCTGCACAGGCTGCGGCGGCTCCGGCGGCGGCGACTCCGAACGCGCCGCCGCCGGGTGCTGCCGCGATCGCGGCGACCGAAGCGGAACAATTGTTGCCGGAAGATTCACCGGACGTTCCCGCAACAGCCTCCGCAGAACCCACAAAACCCGCAACGCCAGCTCCTGTGGCCGCAGCACCTCTCCCACCTGCGCCCGCGGCGGCAGCGGCGCCGGTAAAGCCCTCGGCAGCGCCGCCCCCTGCGCCGCCGCCGGTCGCCAAGCCGGCGCCGCCAGCGGTCAATCCGGCGCACGCGCTGCTCGACACCAAGGTGATCGAGCTGGTGAAGCGCGGCGACCCGAGCAAGGTCAGCCAGGTGCCGGACATGATCGGCAACAAGACCCTACGTGAAGCGATGGGCATGCCGTTCATTGGCGGTCAAATCGCCGCCGGCGTGGCGCCGTACCTGCCGAAGATGGGCATCACCCAGCAGCAGTTCGACGCCGCGGTGAAAGAGGGCGCGCCGAAGCCGGCCACGTTGGGCAAGCGTACTGACCTCGGCACCTCGGGCGCCACCGACTTCAGCGCCAGCAAGCGGATGGCGCCGGCGCCGGCCGAGGCGGCCGCGCCCGCGGTCGATCCCAATGCGGCGACGCTAGACCCGCTGCAACAAAAGCCAGTGCAGAACGAGGACGGCTCAATCTCGACCGTGCGAACGATCGGCGTGGAGGACCAAGGCAAGGAGGTCAATATTCCTACCGTGCCGGCCGAGGGTGGCCGCGTAATGTCTGACGCCGACGCACGTCAGCGTTATGTAGAAACCGGCAACCATCTCGGCAAATTCGACACGGTCGAGCAGGCCGGCGCCGCCGCGGAGAAGCTGCATCAGGACGAGGCGGCGCGAATCAGCGAGCAGCCGAAGGGCCAGCAAGGCGCGATGACGCCGGAGATGGCCCAAGCCCTGACCAATGTCTACAAAGACGAAAGCCGGGTTGCGCCGGATCCAAGCCCACCACCGGCCGATGCCATGCCGGTGCTCCCGGCGCAGCCTGCCACGCCCGCCGGTGGTACCGCCGGCGGGCTGTCTCTCGCACCGTCTGGCTTGAGCCAGATTCCAACTGGCACCATACCCGGCCAGGGCGCCAGCCAGGGCGGCTCGATCGCGATGGCGGGGATGCTGCCGCCGATCGACAACGCCACCTTTTCGTCGCCGCTGCTCAACAGCGCGGCGGCGTCGGGCAGCAGCCCGAGCATGGGCCTGTCACCGATCCCGATGCAGACCCTGGGTGGCTGGGGCTGGGGCGGCGGCAACATCGGCGCCGGCCTTGACTGGGGTGGCGGTGGTGGCTTCGACCTCGGCGGCGGTGGTGGGTTCACCATGCCGTCGTTCGGTACCGGCGGCTGGTAGATCATCCGGCATTAGCTTGAGACATATCAGTTCATGCACCGTCAGCTCGGTGCTGATCGCGGTGATCGGATAGCCGCAGACAACGCAGGCCCGCAGATGCCGGCCGATCGGCAGCATTTGCCGGATGCTCATCGGTGACCAGATACTACCGTGCCGGTGCTCTGCATCGGCACGCACCGTGTGACGTAACCCAAGTCGGTCGTCCTCAAACCGATCCTATTAACAAAACCCACAGCACCGTTTAGCCCCCGCAAAATTTTTTTGCATTTTTGAAGCTGGCCCCGGCAGCACATACCGCCGGGGCCTTGCTTGGTCAGGTCAGCTGCCGCTGCCGTCGCCGGCGGTGCAGACCGAACATGCCAAGCATCGCCGCCACCAAGCCGGGCAGGCCGGCGCCGGCAATCGGACCGGGAACCGCAGCGGCGGGAGCCACGTCGATGCGGAAGTGCTCAAAGTCGCTAATCCGCCCGCCGACAACTCTCAAGTCTAGATCCCAGATCGCTTCACCGTTGATGGCGGTGAAGTCGTAGCCGTTCTGGCCGGATTTCAAGACATCGCTGAACAGGAAGTCCTTGAAGGTGCCATCCGCTTCCAGTGCCGTCACCCTGAACAGGATGGTCGCGCCGGCTGTTCCCACCAAACTGAACACATCCCTGGTAACAGCAAGCTGGGTCAAGTTCAGCGAGTTGAACACCGTGATATCGAGGTCTTCGGTGTTAAAAATTTTAATATCGTTACCGGATTGCGACCCGGTGAACGGATTCAACGGATCTTGCGTAGGAGTTAAGTCCCTGAATCTTACGACCTCGTCATGCTGGCCGTTGAGGCGGCCGAGGATGAGGCGGTTGTCGAAGATGGAACTGAAGACCACGTTCGTGCCGGTGCCACCGAGGCCGGTGGTATCGAGAACGATGTCGGCCTTAGCAGATGCAGTAAGCAAAAGCGCCGCCACGGCTGTGACGGCAAGAAGTCGGCTCATTGGGGTGGTTCCTCTGTTGGGTTATCGGCGGGTTTCACTTTAGCGGCTTTGGCCCGGTTGCGGGCCTTCTCTTTCGATTGTGGGTCGGTCTTCTCCGCAATCTGATTACGCACCCGAAACACCTTGGCGTCGAGCAGCATCAGTTCGCGCAGCTGGGCTTCCTGATCGTCCATTGCGCACCAGTGTAAATCAACTATTTTGAGATGCAACTTGTATTGTCAAAAATGTTGAGATAGGACTGATTCATGACAACCCTACGCACCACTTCGGACATCATCAACGCGCTCGGCGGCATCGAGACGATGGCCGAGCTGACCGGAACCTCGGTCAATGGCGTCTACAACTGGCGGGCGGGAAAGCAATTCCCCGCAGACACTTACCGGCTACTTAAAGATGCGTTGCAGGAGATCGGCCACGATGCGCCGGATACTCTATGGCCTATGCGCCAGGCTCCGAAAAAGGCGGCGAAAGGTACTGTGTCCGCAGCCAAGCTACTGCGTCGCGCCGCGGCGCAGTAGCTACCCTTTCCCAAATATAACCGAGGACGAACCCATGAACGCTCGACCGAACGGACAGAACGCGGTGACCGACGTTGAGAAAGACTACCGCGTAGCGGCGCTGGCGCAGGTCAACCAAATGCATAACGACCTGATCTCAGCCAACAACGCCATCACGCAGTATCGCATCGACTTGAACCGCGAGCGCGACCGGGTAGCGATGATGGTCGAGGAGCGCGATCGTTACCGGCATGAATCGCTGCGGCTGCGCAAGATGCTGGTCGAGCTGACCACGCAGATGGCCAACATCGGTCTACTGACCCGCCGCGCCGAAGATTACGTTAACGCCATTAACGAGTTGGACGCTGCACCGACGCCGACCACCGCGGCAATCGACGAGCTGGTGGCCGACCAGAACGCGCTGAAGGCGGCAGCGATCGCGCAGCTGCAATCGGCGCTGGAGAAGCCGCATGACTGAAACCATTCAGGTCATCCAGGGCGATATCGATCCCGATCGCTCGCTGAAAGATTCATGGAACGTGTTCGTGGCGCAGATGCGCTCGCTCGGCACCGACGAAGAGCAAATCGATGCCATGCGCGCGACCTACTACATGGGCGCCGCGCAGGTGTTCACGCACATCGACAAGGCCGCGGGCCGCGCCCTGCCGGCGCTGGCCGCAGCCATGCGCGGGATCTACCGCGACATCGACAAGCACATGAAAGACAACATGAAGATCCTCCGAACCGAGGGGAATGCCTGATGGCCTGGAAACCGGAAGTGCGCGTCGCCAACGACGACAAGTGGTACGACAACGCCACCCGGTTCGCCACCAAGGAAGAGGCGCTCGGCTACGCCCGCGACCTGGAAATGCGCTGGACCTCGGCCAAGGAGGTTCGCGCTACAGAATGCGACGACCCGGTCAACGGCAAGTGGATAAAGGGCCGGATGAAGTGGAACGAGGACGTGCGATGAGCCAGCCGTGGACTCACACCGCCGGCGCCGCCGCTTTTCCTCGCGTCGACGAACACTACGTCGAGCCGCACTGGGTCAGCGAGCGGCTGTTCCAGGAAGAAAAGTTCATCGGCGGCGTCTACGACCCAGCCTGCGGCTTCGGCCGGATCGTGCAGAGTGCGCGGGACGCCGATCTCAATGCTTACGGCTCCGACATTGTCGACCGCGGCTTTGAAGGCGGCGTGCTGGATTTCTTTGAAGAGAGCCGCAACCACAGCAACATCGTCAGCAATCCTCCCTTTGACGTATTTGAAGACTTCACCCGGCACGCGCTGGTGCTCGCCGACCGCAAGGTTGCACTGATCATGCCGACCGCCCGGCTCAACGCGGCTCGCTGGCTATATGACACGCCACTGCAAAACGTATGGCTGTTGACCCCGCGGCCGTCGATGCCGCCGGGCCATGTCATCAAAGCCGGCGGCAAGGTGGGCGGTGGCAAAAGCGATTATTGCTGGCTGGTATTCGAACATGGGTACAGCAGTCACCCAGAACTGAAGTGGATGCGCCGCGATGTCCCATGAAAAGGAAATGTACACGGCGCTGACCGAGATCGAACGGCAGCTCAACATTGGCCTGCGCGAGCTTATGCGGTTGGCGGAAAAGAATGAGAAGCTGCGCGAAGCCCTGCGCGAGATCGCCGCCTTGCCCGACATCGCCGCCGACACCAGCATGTGGATTGCGCGGCGCGCACTGGATCAAGATTAAGAGAGGCGTATGGTGGTGGCTTCACGCAAACGAAAGAGGTTCACCATGGCGCCACCTCTACGTTTCATCTACCTCACCATTCCGCAACACAACGACATCATCCTCAACATCAACGACGGCGACAGCCATGCCCGCTACCGGATCAACCGCGAACAGTTGTTTCAATTAAACGAACAGATCGTCGAAGTCCTGATCAAAAACAAGTTCGACGACGACGGCATGCAGCTGGTGCTCAGCCTGGAGAAAGCTGCTAACCTCTAGGCGTTGACGAGAATCCCTTCGACTTGATGACGGCGCAGGTAGGCTTCGAACGCCTGCTGCGCCGTCATTTTCTTGTGCACCCGGTCGATCTTCATCTGGTCCACTGTGTCGGCTGCCGAACAGACACGGACGATAACTGGTTTAGTCTGCCCGGAACGATGTAGGCGAGCGATTGTTTGCTCCCATAGTTCGGGTGACCAGGTCGGGCTAATCCAAGCCATGTCTGAACCGCCGTGTTGTAAATTCAAGCCATGTCCGCCACTCGCCGGGTGCAGCGCCATGAACGGTAGCTCGCCGGCATTCCATCGGGTGATGTTTTGGTCAGATGCCTTATCGGCGACCCCGTCGCCGAGGTAAGGAAGATCCTCGCCGAGCAACCGGCGCAGCATTTCCAAGTCCTCGCGATACTCGTAAACGAGCAGCAGAGGCCCATCCGCGCCGTCGATAACGTCTTGAACCCATTGCTCCTTTTCCGAATGGATGGCGATGGTTGTGCCATCGTCGTAGACGAAACCGTTGGCGATCTGCGCCAACTTGCCGGTGGCGACGGCAGCGGAGGCGGCCATGACGGTGGCGTCGCCGTCACGCAACAGCAGCTGCTCTTCCATGTCATCGTATTGCTTGCGGGCGGCGGCCGGCAGCTCGATCCGGTCAAAGACGATCGACAGTTCCGGCAGCTGCGGCAGCTCGTCGTCGCGCAAGGTGACGCAAAGCGGTGCCAGCTCGGCGTTGATTCTTTCCTCCGCACCCGGCAACGGCGCCCATGTGTAGCCCTGGTAGTCAATCGGGTAGAACCGTTGCTTGCGCCAAGAGTAGAACGACTTGCCCCACAATTTAGCGCGGGTTACCACCGTCGCCGGCATAAACAAATCCTCGGCGCCTGACGGTCGCAAGGTGCCGGTCAGGCCCCAGACCATTTTCCATCGCTTGGCATGCTTGAGCAGGCGCCGGGCGCGTACCCCGGACGGGTCGCGCAGCTTGGACACCTCGTCGATCACCAGCAGGTCGAACAGCCGGGAATCCTCCGGCAGCTTGGCCAGCTGCTCGAGCAGCCACTCGACGATGTCGATACCGACGATGGTGATGTCGAACACGCCGGCATGCGCCTCGGCCAGACCGATGCTGCGATGCTGCGGCGTGCCGGTCAGCACCTGATATGACAACCCCTTGGTATGCGCCCATAGCGCGATCTCGTCCGGCCATACCATACGCGCCACCCGCTTGGGCGCGATCACCAGGGCGTGGCGGATGTGTTTGTCGCGGATCAGCTCCTCGATCGCGGTCAACGCCGCGACGGTCTTGCCGCCGCCCGGCCGAGCGACCGCGATCTTCTCATCGGATTCATAAAGCGAAGTAGCGATACGGTTCTGATACGGCCGCAGTTCTGATTTCTCGCGCATCGCTATCGCACCCATTCGTATGATTGATCCAGCACCAGCCGCATCTCATCCAGTTCGGCCTTAAGTTCTCCGGCGGCGTGCTTGTCGCCGCACTCGATACGATCCATGAACACATTAAGGGCCGCGACGTAGCGCCGTCGGATCTGCCTGGCACTGTCCCTCCGCAGGTCCGCCCATCTTTCATCAATCGCTTCCGTCGTTACATCCACATCCTCGCAGACCACCCAGCGGTGGGCCGCCATACCGGAGCGGTTGCTGCCGCGTCCGTGGTTGCGAACGTATTGCATACGCCGCAGCTCGGAGATGCGCGGCCTGATCGCCAGCAGGCTTTCGCCTACCAGGTCAGCGATCTCGTCAGCGGTGTGGCCAGGATATTTGCGTATTAAATCATAGCACCGCTTCCGCAATCTAACGGCGCGCAGGCTCATGCTCTCGGCCGCTTCGCGCGACGTGTCGCCCTCTTTATATCCAGGCTCGTCTGGGTATTTCATATTGCACCTGCCCTTCTCGCCAGATCGCGGATCCAGATCCATTGCTTGTCGGAAAACCTGACGACGTCGTAGATCTCGGCCCGGTCCATGATGCCGGCCAGGAACTGGCGCGCGCGATCGTTGAGCGGGCTGCGCAGGATCAGATGCACCAGCTGCTTGACCTCGACCGCGGTCATCTCCTGTGGGCCAGGCTGCGGTTTCGCTTTGGCTGGTGGCGGCTTTGGCGTCGCCGCCGGCGCCGGCTGGCCGATCGAGCCGACCAGGTCATGCCAATCCAAGCCGTGCTCGCGCAGCAGGCTGGTGATCAGCCCCGACGCCGCCGCACGTTCGTTGTCATTGACGGAGCCGAGCATGAGCATCAGCTTGTCGAGCCGGGCGCGGACGCCTGGCGGCAGCGGGCGGACATGGGTTTGTGAGGGCATCACTTGCCCTCCCACTTGGAATAGTAAGGTTGGATGGTTTCCTCGGACATGAGCGGGAGACCGTCGGTCCAGTCGAAGCCCTTACGCATGATATGGCGCAACGAGTTCGCCACGCCCGGCACATCCTCCTCGGCACACTCGATCAACACCTCATCGTGACTGTGCAGCCTGACGCCCATGCCGGCTTGTTCAAGCCGCCGCAGCGTGCCGCGCAAGATATCGGCGGCAGTGGCCTGGACCACGTTCTCGGTCAAGGTGCCGTGCCAGATCTTGGAGCGGCCATAACCCTTGGAGAACCGTAGCTGGGACGAGCGGCCGATCACCTTGTCGTCGTCGTCCAGCTCGTCGACCATCTCGTATTTGATGCCGCGGTAAGCGAGGCACCGGCCGCTGGGCAGCTGGCAGTACAGCGTGCCGTACAGGATCTGCGGCATGTAGATGTAGGTGAGCCGGCCGACGGTCTGCTTGGTCTCGGGCTGCTCGAGCGCCCGGTTGGCGGCACCCCACAACCCGTAGGATTCATCCTCGGTGTGCCGGCCCCAGAACCGGACGCACCAGGAATTGGCGGCGCGCCACTGGTCGACCACCTGCTTGGCCTCCCCTTCGGGGAGGTACAATCCGTAATTGGCACCCATCGCCGCCAGGGCGCCGACCCCGCCGCCGAAGCCGAGCGCCAGCTCGGCCACCTTGCCGCGCTGCCGTAACATCTTGCTGATATCGGTAACGGCAACGCGGGACATATCGGCGGCGGTGCGGGTGTACAGGTCCGGCAGCGACGGATCGGCATCGATATCGCGGAAGATCTGCAACCGTTTGAGCGCACCTTTACTTTTTGGACCGACCAGCCACGGCAATACTCGCGCCTCAATCTGGCTGAAGTCGCTGACCACGAACTGATTCGCGTCAGCGGCAACAAAAGCAGGACGAATCAGCAACGCCAGCTTGCGCAGCACCGGCGTGTCGTCGCCAAGCCGGGCCAGCTCGTCATAGTCGGCACCGGCCAGGATCGTCTCGATCGCATCGTGCTCGTAAGGCAGATAGGCCCGGGCCAGGTTCTGGATCTGCACGCCCCGAGATGAAAAGCGCCCGGTCTGCGGCGCGCCGTTAAAGACATATTGCCCGTAGATGGTGCCCTGCACCTGCTGGGCGAGAATCTTGCTGTACTTGGCCGGTGTGGTCGAGCCGCCATACAAACGGATCTGGAGCGCCCGCAACTCCTTGTGGTGGCCGATCGCCTGGCAGTAGGGGATCAGCTTTTCGATCCTGGCGCGGGTCAGCGAGTACTTGGCCGGCTTGGTGATCTTGCCGTCCTCGTCCTCCTCTTCCTCGCGCTTGGTCAGCATGTTGATGCCTTCCAGCGGCAGGTGATTGCACAGCCAGGTGGTCAGCGGCCTGACCTGGGTGACGCCGGTGACGTGGCCGGTGGTGATCTCGCGCAGCTCGTTGCCGGCGCGGTGCTTGGCGTGGCCGGCCAGCCGGGCCGCCTTGCGGGCGAACTTGACGTCGACGCCGATGCCGCGGTCGTTGATCGCCTCGGCCGCCCAGTATTCCTGCCACTCGCGCAACGGCAGCTGGCAGGTGCGCAGAAACAAACTGCGCATGGCGTCGATGTCGCCGATCGCGTAGCCGCAGAACGCCGCCCACTGCCTGGGATGACTGCGCGGCGTAGCGGTGGAGTCCGGCATGCAGAACAGCTTGATATACTCGTTGCCGTTCTCGACCTTGAGGATCGAACCGGCCGCCTTGCAGGCCCCCGACAAGTCGGGGGGCAGCCCGGCGGCGGTGGCCTGCACCGAGGGGTCGATGCACATGTCCGGGAACAGCTGCGGTGCGTCGCGCAGCGCATTGTTCCAGATCGCCCGGTCGAACCCGGCGTTGAACGCCGCAAAGGTGCCGGCGGCGGCGCTGGCCTCGACCCGGTAGTAGAACTCGGTGAAATCCAGCGGCAGGTGGTGCCAAGACAGCGGCGCGCCCGGCTCCGGCGCGAGGATCAGCTTGGTCGGACTATGGCCGATGGCGTAGGTCAGGATGATCGCCGCGGCATCGCGGTCGCAGGCGTAGCGCATGGCGCCGACCTTTTGCAGGTCGACACCCGATCTGGTTTCGAAGTCGAACCAGCAGATTTTGTCGGTATCGAAGGTGCGCGCAGACATGGTTGGGCATTCCCTGGGATGAGGGGGAAGGCCCAGGCCCTGGGAAGGGCCTGGGTAAGTTCGCGGGCAGTTAGCTAGCCGGTGGCCTGCGCCGCTGCGCCGGACGCATGGGCGTCACCGCCTCGTCGTCTGGAGCGGTATCCGGCGCGTCGTCGACCAGGGCCGGCTTGGTGCGCGACCGCGGTGCCGCCGCGGCCGGCGCCGACTTCGGCTCCGGGTCGGGGCCGGCGCCAGATTTCAGCTCGCCGGCCATATTGGCCCAATCGACCACTTCGAAGATCGGGTTCCAAATCCAGTTGTATTCCGGGTGCTTGTACTTGTCGGACTTGAACTGGATCACCGGGCAGGGGTAGGCGCGGTCGGTGCGGAGCTGCGCCTTGACGGCGTCTTCCAGCTTCTTAAACGCCTTCATCGTGCCAACCGAGCCGTTTTTGAACAGCACCTCGGCGCCGGCGTCCTCGCCGTTCAGACACACAGCTTCGAAGCTGCGCTGCTCGGCAAAGGGAAAGCCGTCGATCGCCGCGGGCTTGCTCGGCTTCGGCTCATACATCGGCACCATCACCTCGCCGAGTCTCTCATTTTTACGGCTGCCCTCATACTTCGACCAGCAGATGTAGCCGTGGCAGATCGATACGATGTTGATCAGCCACTTGCTGCCCACTTGCATGGGTTCGTCGGCCTGGCCGATCGACCAGTTGCCATCAGACTTGCCGAGCTTGATGAGATCCTTGCCGCCGCCGGCTACGAGCGTGGTGGCTTGGCTGTCCTCGATGCCGGCCAATAGCCGGTCGGCGAGGTCGTCCGACAGGGCAGTCGAACCTAAGCTGCGTTTGACGATATCGTTCATCTTCAGACCTTTCATGTTACAGGTGACCGACCCCGACGGGGCCGGCCAGGTATTGTGTCACGAACCTTGTTCGTGACGCAATTGCTTCAGCGCCGCGGCAAACTCGAGGGTTGCCTGGGCACGATCGATCGCTGGGGCCGGGTCGCTCTCGGGCGCAATCACGGTCTCATCTGTTTCCGGCGCGACGCGCAGGTGCTCGGGGATCTTAACCTTGAGCCGCTTGGCCGCCTTGTCAGCAGCAGCAAAGGTTTGCAGCTTGTGCTGCCAGATGTCGTCCTGGCCGAAGCCGAGCTTGGTCAATTCATTGTTGACGATGTCCTCGTCGATCCACTGGCGAAGTTTAGTTTTCTGCTTCAGCTTCCAGCCCGGCACGGTGCCGCCGTTCTCCAGATAGCTGTGGACCGCCTCGTCGACCTGCTTTTTGTAATCGGCAGCCAGGTCGGCGAGGTGCTTGGCCTTGGCGAGAAACTCACCGTAAGCAGCCGCGTTGCCGTCGTTGACTTCGGATGCGCGCAATTGCGCCGGCAGGATTTCTAGCTCGGCTAACTCAAACAGCGGGCCGGTGTGCTCGGGACAGAACGGCCGGGCCGGGCACCAGCGGCAGTGCTCGCCGGCGTGCAGCGGCGGGTTCTTGCCGAGCGCGGCGATGATGGCGAGGTCCATGTCCTCAATGAACATGTCGATCTCAACCCGGGTTATTATGGTGTGGGTGAGCCGCTCGGCGGTGCGCGGCTGGATCACCGCCACGGCATACCGCTTCTTATTGAACATGGAGGGCAGCTCCTCCATGGCGCCGGCAAAATAAAACAACAGCTGCGGGTTCACCTTCTCGCCGTGCTCGTCTTTGTACACAGCTTTAACGGGCACGCCGGCGCCGAATTTCCAGTCGACCATCAGCACGAACTTCTTACTTGCCAGTAACAAGTCGGTGGTACCGAAGGCGCCCGGAATCCCCGGAAATTTTACCTTCAACTCGTTGGCGACGACGCGGAAGCCGCCGCCGTATTCGCGCATCAGGTCGTACAAGGTGACGATCGCCGGATAGATCGAATCCTCGAGGTGATGGCTTTCCAGCACCCGGTCATAGAAGGTGTCGCCGAGCATATCGCGGGCGGCAAAGATCAGCGGATCCTCGTTGCCGGACGGGAAGCCGTCGGCATACATCGACATCAAACGGTCCATCACCGCATGCATGGCGGTGCCGTAGTCGGCGTATTCGCTCGGCATCTCGGCTTGCTCGGGGATGCGTTGCAGCAGTTGAAAGCTGCCGGGACAATTCAGCAGCCGGTCGGCGGTCGAGCCGCCGACAATGGTGGAATGGCGGCTCATGCCGGCACCTTGTTTTGCTCGAGCACTTTGCGACCGGCTTCGGTGACGCGGTCTTCAACCAGCAAGCCTTTGCGGATCAAGGCGCAGATTACTTTCTCTCGATTGTGCCAGTCGAACGGACCGTTGAAGGCGCAGATATCGGTGGCTTCCAGATCATTGTCGTAGTCGCGCAGCATCTGAAGCTGCTTGGCAGAGAGCCGCATGTGTCATCCTCTGTTCTGTTCGGTTCAATGAAATCATTGTAGCACAGATCTTGACAGTTGTCAAATTATCTGACTACCGCGGCAGAAACAGTCTTACTAAATCCTCGTAACGCCGTTCGGTTATTTCCTTTTTGTCGCGCGCCTTGCTGATCTCGGTCTCGAATTTCATCTGGTCGTCGCTCTTGGCCTGGTCGTAGACCTTGACGCGCATGATCATGCCGCGCGGGCCGTAGTCGGTAACGATCGGCGCGTCCTTGTCGAGCATGTAGCGGCGCTGCGAGGGGATGTGCTTGCGGGTGTTGTCGCGATGCTTCTCGCCGGTGCTGCCGTACACAAAGCGGGCGATCTCATCCATGGTCTGCCAAGTCTTCTTGGCCAGCAGGAACTCGGTAACCCGCAGCATATTCCAGCGGCCGCCGATCAGGCGTTCCTGGCCGTTCTTGGCGCGGTGGATGGCCGGCGGCTCGACCTTGCGGATCTTGGCAATGTTATTGGACATGGTTGGCTCCCTATACGTTTGAACGCAGACGATCGCGGACCCGGCCGAGCCGGGCCATGGCATCCTTCGAGCCGCCCTTGTCGGGGTGCAGTTCCTTGGCGAGCACGCGGTAGCCGATGTCGATCAACCGGCGGCCGAGCTGGGCCTCGGCGTCGCGCTCTTGCTTGCGGGTCAATTCCTCGCCGAGCCGGATCGCCTCGCGCTGTGCCCGCTCGGCGATGGCGTCGACCGAGGCAGTCCATGGCCGGTACACCGAGCCGCCCGGCTTGCGCGCCGCGCCTTCGGATTCGCGTATACTTTTCAATGACTTAACGTCGTCATGTCCGGACAACTGGACCCAAGCCCTTATTCTTGCTTGGGATTTATGGAAATTCCGATCGGCCCAGGCGTAGAACTCGGCGGTGTGGCCGGCGAAGTGGTCGCGCTTGGCCTCGGCCAGCTTGGCGCCGGCAAGCCGATAGAACTCCATGCCGGCGCGCTCGGCGGCCTCGTCGCCGTGCTCGATGTCGGTCTTGATCAACGCCGTGAGCAGCTTGAGCGGCCGCACAACCTCTTTAGCATCTTGTTCAGTAACCGCGGTCATGATTTGATAATCTCCATGTCTCGATGACGAAGCGCGATAATGGGCACAGCTGATGCGGTCTGTCAAATCTTATGAAAAAGAAAGCGCGGTCGAGCGCGAACTGGCGCAGCGGGTGCGCGATCGCGGCGGCCGCTGCGAGAAGGTGACGGTGCTCGGGTCGCGCGGGTTCTTCGACCGGCTGATTCTGTTGCCGGGCGGCCGCGTCATATTTGCAGAACTGAAGCGGCCGCGCGGCGGGCGGCTGAGCGCACACCAGAAGATGTACCGTGACGAGTATGTGGCACTAGGGGCAGCGGTTGTGCTGATCAAAAACACAAAGGATATTGATGCACTGCTGAAATGAAAAAGCCGGCAGGGGGCGAAATCCCTGCCGGTCTTCAAGTCCAGTCCCACCCATCCCTAGGTGACCATGCAACCCCAAAGGAGGACCACACGATGACCAACCAATACCATCCCGGCCAGACAGCGCAAGCCATACCGCTGCAACCCAAGGCCGAGCACTCGTATCGCAAGGTGTGGCGGCGAATCCGCGACAATGGCTACGATGTCATACCGTTGCGCGGCCGCGACGGGCCGTTCAAGGGCTGGCCGAAGCAGCCGAACGACGATGCGGCGATCGAGACCTGGCGCGGCAAGACCGCCGGCATCCGCATGTTCGGCAGCACGGCGTTCGTGATCGACCTGGACGTGCGCTCGGACCGGGTGCGGGCGGCGTTGCTGGAGATGCTGTGGCAGCAGTGGCCGGCGTTCATGAAAGGCTGTCTCAGGCGGCGCTCCGGCTCGACCACGCTGGCGTTGATCGGGCAGGTATTGACCGTGCGCAAGCGCAGCTGGACGGCGCGGTTCAAGCCGGAGCCGGGCATCGGCGACAAGCCGCACCTGGTCGAGTACTTCACCGGCAACGACAAGCGATATGTGGGCGTACACGGCTGGCACTCGCAGGGCCGCGAGTACGACTACGTTGGCACGCGCGACATTCTCAATACCAAGCTCGGCGACCTGCCGTGCTTTCCCGATGCCGACATCCCGGAGATGCTCGCCGAGTGCGAGCGGGTGATGCGCGGGCTGGGGCTTGAACGGATAGCGGTGGCGCAGGCGCACACGCCGGGCGAGCGGGTGTATGATCTCAAGCCCGACGACGTGATGATACTGGCGGACGGCGAGCGGATCACACTGCGCGAGTTGGAGAAGCGGGCCGGGCCTACCCGGATCAGGGGCTTCGCCAACATCTGGGATCCAGGGTCGAAAACACCGGACCGGGTGCTGGTGAACAGGTCCGGGGCGATGGGCCTGACCCTGTGGGACACCAAGCACAGCGTGTCGCACCGCTGGGCGGCGCTGTCGCCGGCCGAGGATGTCGAGCTGCGCCGCATGCTCAACAGCATCAAACACCCGTGGGAGGATTGAGATGGCCGAGGTCTATACAATGCCGGTACGGCCGGCCGACACAGACTCGCTGGACCGCAAGGTGGCCTGGCTGGTGCAGACGCATGGCTTCGATGCCTACGCTGGCAAGGTGGTGGTGCTGTACGAGCCGCGCGCCGCCTGCATGATGACGGTGCAGTCGTTCCAGCTGGAGTTCGCGGCCTGGTCGGAGATGATGCCGCGGATGGGGGCGAAGGGGCCGCTGGCGCCGAAGCTGGTGCTGGCAACCGACTTGTGGGCGCGCAGCGCCAGCCGGTTATCGATCGCCGGCACGCGGATGCGGCCGGACCGCGGCTTCCCGGTCTATGTCGAGGACGGGCAGGTGTTCAAGAACACCTACCGCCGGCCTATCCATGTCGACGACGGCACCGGCGAGGTCGGCACCTTTCTGGACTTCCTCGAGCGGTTCATCCCGGCGGCGCTCGATCGCGAGTTCTGGCTGGACTGGGTGTCGCACAAGTGGCGCTACCCGGAAGTGCCCGGCACCGGGCTGTGGTACATCGCGGCGGATGAGGACGGCCCGCGCGAGGGCAACTTCGGCACCGGCCGCGGCATGGTCGGGCGGATCCTGGCCAAGCTGTTCGGCGAGGAATACTGCCGGGCCGAGGACTTCGACATCCTGGCCGGCACCTCGGCGCAAGCGGTGTACACCGACTGGATGGCCTACTGCATCCTGGTCACGGTCGATGAGGCGCACGTTTCCCCAACAGCCTACCGCCGCGGCGAGAAGCGCAGCGTGTACACGGCGCTGAAGAACTGCGTCGACCCAGCGCCGAAGCGGCGGTCGTTCAAGGTGAAAGGGCTGCCGGCGTTCGACGGCATCTCATATTGTTCAATAACAGTGGCGACCAACCACACCAATGCGATGGCGATCCCCGAGAACGATCGGCGCTTCTCGGTGCTGCGCAACGGCCGGCCGATGCTGCCGGAGGAGGCGGTGGCGCTCAACGCCTGGATGAACAAGCCGGCCAACATCGCGGCGCTGGCGCACTACCTCGATGTCGACCTGGCCGGGTTCAATATGTATGCGCCGCTGCAAACCGAGGCCAAGCAGCGGATGGCCGAGCAGTCGCTGTCGGAGATGGATAACATTCTCGAGGACTTCGCGGCGGACGAGGATCGCGGCCTGGTATTTCCGCGGCTGTTCCTCGAGCAGGCGGTCGAGCGGCACCTGACCGGCGGCGGCGAGCATCGTGGTGCTGGTAACGCCTGGCGCGGGCAACTGGCCGGGGCATTCGAAGAGCACTGCGTCACGGTGCGGCCGGATCAGGGCAGCAAGGCACGGATCAGGATCAACGGCGAACGCTACCGGCTGTATTGCTTTGGCCGGCACGCCAAGGCGGCAGCCAAATTGACCGAGACCGAGCGCCGGGCAGAGGTTGCCAAGTGGGGCGAAATCGACAGCATCCAGACGGTGCTGAAGACGGTCTCGCCGGGTCCGTAGGGGTGGGTCACGTTGCAAAGTCGAGGTGACCCACGCCGAAGCCTAGGAAAACAAACCTTGAAAAAGTTCCATCGCACCTCGGGGAGGTGACCCGGACCCAGCAGGTGACCCAGGCAGATGTGTTTTATATCAAGGTGTTAGGTTATGTGGGTCAGTGGGTCACGTGCTATAAAACTATAGGGGAATTTTTAAAATATTTATATATAGCCTTACCCCCCTGAATTTAACGGTTAGGTGACCCACCCTGCCGGCCGGCTAAGAATCCTCCCGGCCGGCAGAGTGCGGTGTCTACTCGCTGATGAGCAGGAGCAGGATCACGCATAGGACTACGATCCAGATCATGGGCGGTGCTCCGGTGGGATGCCAAATCGCTCGTACATGTCCATCAGGCGGGCGATCACTGCCGGCACTGCGGCGCGGCCGCTGGCCATCCGATAGATGGTCGACCGGCCAACGCCGAGGATTTGGTTGGCGGTGTTGATGTTGTGGCCGAGCGCGGCGATCCCCGCCAGGAACCGTTCCTTGGACATGGCGGGCTTGGCCCGCCGGCCGAGTTTACCCCCTGGTCCCTTCCTGGGAATCTCCACGATCTGGGTGACCTCCAGGGCGTCGCCGCACCGGCCGGATAATATCCGGTGGATCTGCGCGGCCTCGGCTCTGTCGATTGCTGCGCCATGCCGGCTCGATCCGGCAATCGCCCGGTTTACCGCCACTTTGTCGTAGCCGATTCTGGTATGATTTTTCATGATTTGCCTGCTTTGCGGGTTTTCATTTCCTGTTAGGTTTTAAGCATTCGTGCTGCTCGAGGTATGCCGGCAGCGGTTCGTCGCAGCCGAACATGGTCATGATCGGACGTCCTTCCTGGCGATGGCGTTGCACCATTGGGCAGGCGGGAGCGTGCGCTAGCACGCTCCCGTCATCGTTTTGGGTTACTGCGATGTCGATCATTGATGATTAGAGTCCTTTCCATTCGGCTTGGGCTTCCAGTGGGATGACTGTCATCGAATCGCAATCCGCGGGTTCGCGGGCGATGTATTCTTCAACTGCGTCGCGGGTTCGAAATGGACCTAACGCGCGGTAACCATCGCGGGGATTGCCAACTAAGATAATCTGCAATCCGCCGTCGGGCTTATGAATAGAAGAGGCCATGTTTCTGATCTTTCCTGTTTTCGGCATGATTGCCGCTCATGCCGCGGGTATTGCCCGCGGCATGCACTGCGATCAAACCTCTTCGATTGCGATGCTATCGCCAGGGTTTAGGGTCCATTCGCCAATCATGCGGATTAGTGCGTTGCTTATGACGGCGCTTTGATCCTGGTCTTCACGGGTATCGATCCGCTGGCGGTCCAATTCTCCGCCATGGTCGCCGCGGAGTACTACATAAACGCTGGTATGGTCGCGCATATTAAACCTCCGCCTTGACGATTGATTGAACCATGTCGGTTAAGATATCGAGGCGGACGGTATCCAATTCACCGCACGTTTTAGTGTCGAGCCATTCGCGCAAGTTGTCCCAGGTCGTATGTGGCGCGCCGCGTGAAAGCTTGACTGCTAGTGTGGTAGAGACTCGCATGTTATGTCCTTTCCTGTTTTCGGCATGTTTGCCGTATATGCCGCGCGGATAAACCGCGCGGCATAAGCTGCAATCATCCCACTACGAATCCGCTGTTATCGTGCTTGGCCAAGCCCTTGGCATAGAGCGCCACTGCACTGTGCAACGGGTCAATGTGCCGGACGTCTGTATCGTCGCCGTCGACGATAGGAAGCCCTTGGAATGATGCGCCGGCGTCAATCATGCTTTCGACCATGGCACGATTGCGGAATACCACGGCTAACCGCATGCCCGCGGCAATAGCTAACCGGACTTGAGTCTGAAACTCAGGAACGCCAGAATAGCTAAACGTCAAATCATAATTGGCCGGGATATGCTTGCGATTCGCAAGCTTGGTGTAATCGTAGAATTGCACGCCGGGATAGGCTTGCATGATGCCGTAATTCTCCCAACGTATGTCGCTGGTTCCGTTCAAGCGTACGAGCAAAACATAACCATGCTTGGCCGCGTGCTTTTCGGCGTTGGCCACTTCATGTTTAACCATCGCAATGCATTCATCGCGGAATTGCAGGAAAAAGAGAGTCTTGCGCAAACGTGACATGGCCACGCTCTTCATTGCGCCGCGTCCGGATGTATTCAGGCATCCGTCATGACACTTGGCCAGCTTGGCCATGGGGCAGACATTGAAGCCCGACATTGTGTAAGGGGCGAGATAGAGAATCGCGGTTCGAAAGCCCAACTTGTTTCCCTTGATAACTTTCGTTGAACCATCGAGGCGCAACATGGCGTCGGGCTTTTGTGAAAACCATTTGAGATATTTCGGCGATGCCAGGATTGCGGCACGCGTTGCCGGATCGATCCGATCCAAGTTGTAAATGATGGTTTCAGCGGAATATTTCATGTCATGTCCGTTTCTGTTACGTTGTGGGCCGGCGTTTCCGGTTAACCGCAACATATCCCAATCGGGACATAATGCAAGAGCTAAATTCAAATAATTTGAAAAATAATTTAAAGCGTAAACCGCAATGGGGAAACGCAGCTTGGCGCGCGGCAATGGCCAAGCATGCGATAAAGCCCGCGTATGCGAACCGCATGCGGTGTGTTGCCATTGCAAGGCATAGTGGGAAGCCCTGCGGACAATTGGCCATGTCTGGCGTCAATTGCTGCCGCTGGCATGGGGGCAATATGATGCAAGCCGCAAAGCGAATCAGGGAAGCAAAGCGCAATGCAGAGCAAGTTGCGGGCAATCGAGTCGGACGACAAGCCGCTCGCCGATTTAGACAAGCCGCAAGCCACTCTTAAGGGAATCGTACGCAAAGCCCTGCTAGCGATCCTAGATGACAGCGATGCCAGCGCCGCGGCAAAGGCTAGCGCGTGCCGCACCCTAATGCAGTTTTTTCGTGAGGATAATCAAACACTTAGCGGGCGACGCGGGGCAGACATGACAGCCGCTGAATTGGATTCCATGATCGCTGGATTGAGCGAATAAGCATCCCAATTACATCCCAGACAGTGTCAACATTGACCTAAGCCCTTGATATTGTTGAGCCTACCATCTCTTTACCAAACAGATGGTAGGCGCGCGCCACTAGTTACTAAGAGTAACCATCAGCGTGAAAAGACCAATGATATCAATGGCTTAGCAGTGCTGCCCCCTGGCCGGGCCGGGTTGCTTGGGCGCCGGCGTCCGCAATGCTGCGTGGCAAAATTTTCGCGATTCGGAGCATGGTAATCACGCCGAAGAATCTTCCTTGGCGATTACCATACCCCCTACAGGGTATTTTCCGGCTCCGTTTTCGCTTCGGAAAATACCCCGTCCAGCGCCTTCACGAACTCGAGCACCCACTGCTCGTCCGGCCAGATCCCGGTCACACCCGATGCCACGCCCGCGGCCCGCAGCATCGCCTGCATGCGCGTCTCTGCGGCCGGCAGCGGCTCGGCCGGCGCCTCTTCCACCAGCTCGAGTGGCTTCCGCGCAGCGCCCGTTGTATCCGGCGCCGGATCCCACTCGCCGCGATTGCGCGGCCGCGCCGGCGAATCCTTGGTCCAGAACGGCAGCGGCTTGCGCGCGATCGGCGCATCGGGAATCTGCATCTGATGCACCGACAGATCGCAGGCTTGCTCGTCGCCGGAGATCTTGATCCGAAATTGCCCGCGCCGCAGATAGCTGCGGCCGCTCTCGGTGATGCCAAGGTTGCCCCAATCCTCGCAGGCGTAGCCGGCCTCGATCAATTCACGGGCGATCGAATGCATCGTGTTGTAGCGCGCGCCATGCTCGAGGCCGGACAGCGCTGCCAAGGCTTCGGCAGAGATCATTGGCTTTCCCTTTCTGCGGTTCAGTGCGATAATTGTCATCGTCCGCGATGGAAACGCCGCCATGCCAGCGATCGTCCGGCCCAAGCAGCAAATTTTATTCTCTGACCGCCCGCGCGGCCTGGTCCAGGCCGACCTGTTGGACGCGCAGATCCACAATTTGATCGAAGCGATCCATTCCACGCAACTGGCGTTGGAGGATATCCGCCGCGACGACGGAAAATTGAAGAGCAACAGCGTCGGCCGCGAGCAATTGCAGACCGAATTAAAGCACAGTCGCACCGAAATCGACAGCGTCGAGCGTCGCGCGACGCTTGCAGCGGATAATTCCGCGCAATCGGCCGCGCAGGTGATCGCGGCCGCGCGCGATATCGATTTACGCGCTCGTGACGCCGAGGCTGCGGCCGTCTCGGCGGCGAAAATGCTCAGCGCCATCTCGCACGGCAACATCAACGCGCTCGACAGCGCCTCCGACGCGGAAAATGCCGCCGATCGCGCCGAATCCGCCGCGATCGATGCCAAGAACGACGCCAATTACAGCCACGCCCAGGCCGATAACGCGATCGCGGCGAAGAATGAAGCCACGCAGTGGGCCGAATACCTCGCCGGGCCGGTGGTGAACCCCAACGACGCGCCGGCCTACATCCAAAACCACCCGTTTGGCCACGGACTGTACTATCAGCCGGTCGAGGGTGGCCTCGCCGGCCTCTGGAGCGCCAAGTGGTGGGCGCTTTACGCCCAGCAGCTGGTTGGCCACTGGAATTTCTACTATCTCGGCGCCTGGGCGCAGCCGCCGATGCCGGGCAGTACCAATCCTGAGACCGGTTTAACCACGCCAAGCCCGTTATTGCCCGGCAGCTTCTACTACAACACCGATGTCAACCAATTGTACATTTGGGACGGCACGCAGTGGGTCAGTCCCATCAAACTGACGCCGGCCTACCAGTCCAATTACGTCTACGTCGCCACCGCCGGGCAGAAGGTCTTCACCGGCGCAGATTATCACGGCAACATCCCTCTCCTGTCTGATAACGACACCGACGTGCATCTCAACGGCATCCGATTGGTCGGCGGCACCGATTACACGGTCGATAAAGCCACCAACAGCCTCACGCTCGCGGTCGGCGCCACCGCCAACAGCATGGTGCAGTGGGATCTCTTAGTTGAAGCCAGCGCCCTCGCGCCCGGCGCGATCTCGGTCTTCAAGATCAAGATCACGCCTGCGCCGGATGGCACCAATAAGAACTTCACCATGACTTATCCGAACCCGACCCTCGGCGACCAGCCGGTCGCCGCCACGCAGGTGGCTGAAGTAGCAATCTCGATCGACGGCATCGTCCAGGAGCCGGCCGTCGACTTCTCCAGCTCCGGCGCCAACCTGACGTTCTCAACGGCACCTCAACTTGGCTGCCGCATGTGGGGAACTTGGCACGCCTCGGATATCATCATCCCATGACCCAGAACGCCCGCGTTGCCCTGTGGCTGCCGACCACCGATGACGCCGATCCGGCCGAAGTCGTCACCGCCACCGGCGTCTCCGGCCTCGGCAAGGTGATTCCGACCGCGTTCGCGACCGGCGGCGGCCCGCCCGGCCCACAAGGGATCCAGGGACCGATCGGCCCGCAGGGTCCGGTCGGCAATGTCGGCCCCTCCGGCGGTCCCGGCCCAATGGGGCCGACCGGCCCGCAGGGAATCCAGGGAACGCAAGGTCCGCAGGGTCTCACCGGCCCGCAGGGGCCGATCGGCCTGACCGGCGGCACCTTCCCGGACGCGCCCAATGATGGATCGCAGTATGCCCGCATGGCCAGCCCGCCCGGCGGCTCGATGGTCTGGGCGACGGTGAGTTCGATGCCCGCGGTCATCGACGGCGGCACTTTCTGAGAGTACTGTCGCGCTGGCGCTCGTTCGCCGAGATTACGCACTGATTACGAGGGATAGATGACATCCCAATACCGCCACCGGCGCACATCCACGCCGGCGACACCGTTTCCGACGCTTGAGCCTGGCGAGATCGCGGTCAATACCGCCAACCGCCAGATCTCGGTTGGCGATGCCGCCACGCCGACGCTCGGCACGCCAAAACCCCTGTTAGCGATCCGCTTCTTCGACATTGCCGCGATCTATGCGATCGGCGACATCGTCACCAACGCCGACAAGATCTGGCGGGCGATCGTCGCCAACGGGCCGGGCGCGTTCAATGCCGCGCAGTGGGAATTGGCCGCCTCGCAGGTGACCATCGCCGCCGACCCGCCGTCCAACGCCGTCGCCGGCAGCATGTGGTGGGATAGCGACAACGGCATGCTCTACGTCCGCTACAACGACGGCGACAGCTCGCAGTGGGTGCAAGCGACGGCGATGCCGGTGGTCGATACCTCGGCGTTTGTGGCGAAGGCCGGCGATACCATGACCGGCGATCTGACCATTGCTAAGGTCGATCCATTTATAACACTTAATAGAGCCGCGGTAGGTCAACGTGCGGCAATCATCGGCAGCGTGAATGGGCTGACACGTTGGCGCATGTCGTTTGGCAACCCGGCAGCTGAGAGTGGCGGCAACGTAGGTTCTAACTTCATCATCTCACGTTACAACGATGTTGGAGTTGGAATTGACGACCCCATAACGATCGACCGTTCGACAGGAATGGTCAGTATGTGGGCCGATCCCACTGCTGCGCTCGGCGTTGCCACCAAACAATACGTCGACGCCCGCGCCGGCGATGCGATGGCCTACTCCGGCATGCAGATCAACGGCGGCATGGAGGTTAGTCAGGAAGTTGCGCACGGCACCGCAGTGGTTGGCGCGGCGGGTTTTATCTGTGACGGCTGGAGGTTTTATGGCGGTTTCGCTGATGGACAGGGACAGACCGGCGCTTTTGGTAACGAAGTAATAAAACATGTTGCAATGAATACGACGGCTGCACATGCGTCATTAGCCACCGCCGATTTGGAAATAATATACCAGAATATCGAAGGCTACCGCATGTCACGATTGCGGTGGGGTACTAGTATAGCCACTCCGATTACGATTGCGTTCTGGTCAGCGCATACTCTTCCCGGCACGTATTGTGTTTCGGTGCAGACTGCTACGGGTACTCGCAGCTACGTTGCGACCTATACCCAGAACGTGGCGAGTGCTTGGGAATATAAAACAGTCACTGTTCCTGGCGATACGACAGGAACGTGGAATAAGGATAATACCATAGGACTTGTTATAGCTTTTCCTATGGCTGCTGGGACGACGTATCTCGCGCCATCTGCGAACACATGGAATGCTGGAAACTATAAAGCAGTAGCAGGTCAAGTTAACGCTTGCGTTTCTGCTGCAAACTATTTGCGCTTAGGTGGTGTCGTTGTCCTCCCCGGCACTCAGGCGCCCACCGCCGCGCAGTCGCCGCTGCTGATGCGGCCGTATGAGCAAGAGTTGCTGACGTGTCAGCGGTATTATCAAAAGAGTTATAGTGCGGGAGTTAACGTTGGCGCCGATGCTTCGGCTGGCGGGCTAGAGGCAAGGTATATAGCAAGTCCAGCGCCACACGGTCAGGTATACGCATCAGTTAGTTTACCAATAAAAATGCGAGCAACACCTACTGTCACCATTTATGGTTATCATGGGGGTGCAACGAAGATTTCAGATGGAGCTGGGAATGATTTAGCTGCTAATTCAGGACTTATTAGTAATCCTGGAGACGCACGATTTCACGTCGGTAATAATTCTGGAATAAGTCTGACCTTACCCGGCAACTTCATTCAATTCCATTGGACAGCGGACGCGAGGCTCTGAGCATGGGCATCAACTTCCCCAACGCCCCCGCGGTCGGCGAGCTGCACCCCACCCCGCCGCAGGCCGGCGTCCCGCAGTATCGCTGGGACGGCACCGCCTGGGTGGCGCAGTCGCAGGACCAGCTCGCCTTCGTCAAGCGCACCGGCGATACCATGTCTGGCGCGCTCACGCTGCCGGCCGACCCCGCTGCGGCTCTGCAAGCCGCCACCAAGCAATACGTCGACGCCAAGTCGTCGCTCTATATCAGCGATAATCCGCCCGTCACGCCACCGGACGGCTCGATGTGGTGGGATAGCGACAATGGCCTGCTCTACATCCGCTATAACGACGGCGCCGGCCCCTCGCAGTGGGTGCAGGCGGTCGCTACGCCGGCGATCGATAGCTCTGTGTTCGTCAACAAGGCCGGCGACACGATGGGCGGCGCGCTGACGCTGCCCGGCGATCCCGCGGTCGCGCTGCAAGCCGCCCCCAAGCAGTATGTCGACGCCGTGCGCGCCTACGCTGCGCCTTATGATGCGATCGCCTACAGCGGCATGCAGATCAACGGCAGCATGGAGGTTAGTCAAGAGGTTGGTAGTACTGGTCAATTCATCACTGCACCAGCAACAAATGTCCGTCCGTGTGATGGATGGGTTTGTTGGAGTTCACAAGCTTCTGGTGCAATGAATACGGCAGTAACGCGCACTACTGCTGCCAACTTTGTGTTGCAAAACTGCATTCAGGTAAATGCTATCAATGCGTTTACGGCAGCAACTAGCGGTGACTATTTGTTCTTGCAACAAAGCATTGAAGGCTATCGTGCAGCGCGATTGAATTGGGGTTTGTCAAGCGCGTCACCACTGACTTATGGCTTCTGGTTTTATCCTTTGGTGTCAGGCGTTATTTACGTTCGCGTTTCTAATAACCTACAAGATCGTAACTACTTCAGAGAACACACAGTTGTTGCAGCAACATGGCAGTGGCTGACTGGAACTGTTCCTGGCGACACGACAGGAACATGGGAGAAGACCAACATTCATGGAGTGGTATTAGGTATTGGTCTTGGTGGTAAGGAGACTACCCCTGCCGTTCCTAATGCATGGGGCAGCGCAATAAAGCGACAGACTACTAACTCTACTAACCTGATGGGTACAGCAGGCA